AAAGGGCGCGGTGCCGCGGGAGGGTCTAGGCAACTACCGGCCGACCCGTTTGGCAAGCTCTACGGGGAGTACGGACTGGTTAAGCCCCCCTACTCCTTCGATAAGCTCATGGAACTGAAGGAATCAAACCCTATCCACAGTGCGTGCATCGAGGCCAAGGCCGACGATATCGCCGGGCTGGGGTGGCAGTGGGTGTCCGAGGACGAGGACAAGCAACCGGACATAGGCAAGAAAAAGGCGCTGGAGGAATTGCTGAAACAATGCAACCCCGAGATGACTTTCCGCGAAATCCTGCGGGCTATGTGGGAGGACTTCGAGACCATAGGCTGGGGGATACTTGAAGTGGTCCCCGACGGCAAGGGGCAAATGGCCGAACTCTATCACGTGCCAGCCTACACAGTGCGGGTGCACAATGACGGGATTCGCTATGCTCAGTACCGCGACGGGGTGGTTCGGTGGTTCAAGCGATACGGGGACGAGGACACCTACGATATGCACAGCGGGGATAAAAAGGACGGCATCCCCGAAGAAGAGCAGGCCGGCCAACTGATAGTAATCCGCAAGGCCGGGGGCCGGTCAAGTTACTACGGAATACCAGCGTATATCTCTGGGCTAGGGGCGATAGTCGGCGCAATGGCTGTGCGCGACTTCAATATCAACTGGTTTTCCCAAGGCACTATCCCGGACACATTGCTGATCGCCGAGGGCGCTGACGTTGACCCCCAGGTCACCGCGACCCTACAGTCCTTTTTTAGCTACGAGACCAAACAGACCCGCGGCAAGCTGGCCATCCTTCCGGTGCCGGCCGAAACCGAGGGAGTAAAAGTCAGGCTCGAGAGACTGACCCCGGAAACCAAGGACGCGTCCCATCGGCTATACCGGCAGGACAACAATCTGGAGATATGTATAGCCCACCGGGTGCCGCCTTATAGAATCGGATGGCCCATAACCGGTTCTCTGGGAGGGTCGACCTCAGCCGAGATGAATGAGTTTTACAAGGCGTCAGTGATCGCCCCGTCCCAGGAGATATTAGAACACCGCTTGAACTCATTTTTGTTTGCACCGTTCGAACTGGGCGGGTGGAAGTGGAAGCTGAACGAGATGGACCTGAGCGATGCCGTGGCTGATCTGGACTATGCAGTCAAAGGTGTCAGCAACCGACTGATGACCCCTGACGAAGGTCGGAAACGGATCGGCTTGGGACCATACGAGGACAAGGAGGAAGGTAAAAAATACTTCCAGCCGAGCACTTGGGTCGAAGTGGGCAAGGAACAGCCTGAGCCGACCCCGCCGCCGGGGCAAAACGGGCCTATTCCGCCGGATAAGGCCCCAGCGCCGCCGCAGGGCAATGGCAATAAACAGCAGGGGCAAACACCCGACCCCGACCCCAAAAATGGCGCACAGGCGAACGTCGGAGGAGGCAATGAGCCAGTGGCCAAGGCTGACGACGCAGGAGACGAATACTGGTCCGATTGGGTGAAGGTCCACCACAAGCAAGAGGCAAAAGCCCAGCCAATCATTGAAGATTTTTTCGACGACAGGCGGAGCGAATAATCGGGGCGCTTCCGCCACAGAGTGATATCCCCGAGTACAAGATTGAAAAGGCCCCCTGGTTTGAAGGCATCATCGACCCCCTGGCTGAGCAGCAGGACTTCATGGAGAATATCCTGCCCGAACTCGAGGCAACCTTTGCTGTGTTCGCAGAGCGGGTGGCAGAGTCGTTGGACGCAACCTATGACCCAATGAACGACTCGGCCCGGGTGTGGATTCAGGAACACGCCGCCGAGCTGGCCAAAGGGGTAACTGATACTACTCGGGAAGCCCTGCGGGAGACCATTGAGGACGGCTGGACGCAGGGCGAAGGCGTGGACGAAATTGCCAAGCGGATCCGCGAGGTCATGGAGTACGCCAGCCGCTACCGCAGCTATATGATCGCGAGGACCGAAACGACTAACGCGGCCAACATGGGCGCGATATCGGCAGCGCAGCAGACCGGGATTCAGACTAAAACTTGGTGGGCGGCCGTGGATGAGCGTATGTGTTCGCTATGCTCAGGCTTGCACGGGACCACCGTGCCGATCGACGAACCCTTTGAGTTTGGAGGGATGGGGCCAAGCAGGCATCCGAATTGTAGGTGCACATTACTCTTCGGGATTGGAGAGATGGATTGATGGGAGCTTACCTGGAAATAACGGCGTCACCGCGATGCCCCAATAAATGCTTATTCTGTCCGCAGGAGCTGTTCGAGCAGAGGTATCCGCACACCGGGTACTTATCCTTGGACGAATTCCGGACGGCCATTGGCAAGATTCCGGAGCAGAGCACGGTCGTGTTTGCGGGATTCACTGAGCCGTGCATGAACCAGGACGTCCCGGACATGATCTTAGAGGCGGCCGCCCGGGGGCACCAAGTCATGCTGCTGACCACCTTGGTCGGACTCAAGCTGGCCGACTACGACCGGATTCGACACATAAATTTCGCGCACTTCTCGGTCCACATTCCGGACAACCAGGAGAGCATGATACTAGCTCAAACTCGTTATTACCAAGGAGTGCTGCGGTACGTTTCCGAGAACCCCCCGAATGGGGTGTTCCTGTTCAACCACCACCGCGGGCAACCCCGGGAGGACGTGGCTCAATATGCACACGGCAGCTTTCCCCTAATCCTCCACGACCGGGCGGGAAACTTGGAGGGGGACCTCGGGGCCGTGAAGGTTTACCACCATGGGAACATTCAGTGCGGGCACAACTTCCTGTTCCAGCGCCCGCACGGGGGCGGGATGATGCTCCCCAACGGGGATGTCTATCTGTGCTGTTCGGACTTCGGGCTCCAACACCGGCTGGGCAATCTGCTGACCGACTCGTGGGAGGAGCTTATGAATTGCCAGGAAATGAAAACGGTCCTGAGCGGATTATGTCGCTCTGAAAGCGACATTCTGTGCCGGCGGTGCTACCTGGCCAAGGGGGGATAGAGATGCGATTTAGCAGTGTTATTTCTAAATTCAATCCCAATCACGACCGGGCAGGAAGATTTTCGACCGGGAGCACGGGGGGAAACGGCACTAAGTATATAGATGACCCAACCAAGTGGGGAGATTCGGGTGATTATGTGGCGTATAGGGCCGGCGATTTAAAAACGGACCGAGGGTTACTGTCCTTCGCCCGAACGGAAAAATATGCACAAGCATATGGCACGAACGTTGAGAAATTTATTGTGTCGGTCAAGAATCCTTATACGGTTGATGCGACGGGAATGACTCCTGTGGGTGCAGTCCGGAAAGCATACATGGCATTAACCGGCAAAGAGCTGAAATTCGATTCAGGAAAACGCACCAACAAGGAGATATGGCGGGCCGCAGACAAGAAGATGGCATCGATATTGGAAAAGGCGGGCAATGATGCCTTGATATATAAAAATATGGGTGAGTCCGATGAACTGCTGCTCGTCGCTAAGAACAAGGCCCAGGCAAAATCTTATTCGGAAATAGCCAAGATAGCTGTGGTGCTCAAGCACCTGCAGGGAAAGCATAATCAAAAAAACCACGCTCCCTACAAGCACCGCAACCGGGCATGGGGAGAGAAGCACAGCCTGCCCTGGAAATCGGAGTACAAGGGCAAGGGGCTGGCCGGGAAGTATGAGTTGGCTCGCTTGACTCATGACGAAAAGGCCGCGGCGGCGGTATCTCATGCGGCTGGCACCTACAAAAAGAAACCATCCAGCATTACCAGCTATCCTAATGAGATGGGGAAAGCCATTAAAACGGTAACGAGCACCTACGGGCAGTTCGCGGACAAGCACCTTATGACCGCAGCGAACAAGGTGGGGTTGAAGCTAGAGCAGGCATTAGCGGACCCGGGCAAGTTTTCCGCGGGTCTCCAGACTCACTTAAAGAACATGTCGGCGGCCGACATTGACGGAATGGGAGTCGTAACGGCAAAAATCTACGCAGGCGCGCTGGGGCTATCAACCAAAGGGGCCAAGTCCGACGTGATCGCGGCCATAAAG